ATGGCGCATTTAAGCAAGTACAGTTACTCCATCTTGTACGCTTCGGCGAAGGGCTGCGGCTGGCTAAGGAGAAGATGGATCAGAAGAACCTGTATTTCGTGAACCCTTCGTTTGACCAGTAATCCCCTGCGAAAAGGCGTCAAAATCAGAACACCCCCCTGCCGGGCGGCTCAGTGTGCTGCCTGGCAGGGGGTGCTTTCTATTATTCATTATTCCGTCATGGGAATATTATTCTGGCCCAACAGCTTTTCAAAGCGGCGCAGCTGCAGAGGCGTCATCCGGTCCCGGTACTGCATAAACAGCTTTTTTACCTGGCGGGTGTCACCCTTCCCCAGATAACGATTCATGGTGCGCTCCAGACTCTCACTGGCAGCGGAACTCAGGGACGTCTTTTTCCCGCCGCTCTTGGCCGAAGAACGGGAGCTGCCGCCGCCTTTTCCTGTGCCGGAGCTCTCCAGCTTCTGCTGCGCCAGAGCGGCGTCCTGCTCCTGCTTCGCCCGGCTGGCGTAATATTTCATCAAGGCCAGATAGTTGCTGTAGTCCTGCTTTTCCAGGGATTCATAGCGGTCCCGGGCCTGGCGGGAGGCGTTCTGCCAATCCTCCACCTGGTCCCGCCACTGGTCATAGGCAGATGCGTCCTGTCCCTGCAGCAGCTTGTACTGGTCCAGCAGTGCCTGCCCCTGACTCTCGTACCGGTCCCAGGCGTTCTGCTGCAATTGCGGCACCAGTGCCGCCAGCTCCTGCATATAGCGGCCATACTCCTGCTGGCCCGCCTGCTGGGCATATGTGGAGTCATACCCGCCGGTCAGGCCAGCCGCCTGCCCCAGGGCATCCTCCATGGCCGTCTGTCCCTGACGCTGGTACAGCCGGGCGTAGCGCTGGAACGTGTCATCCCGGCTGGGGTCATAAGCAAAGGGCCCGCGCCCCTCCATCTGCCGCAGCAACTCCTCCATGCGTTCCGTATAGGGGGAGGTATAATCTCCGGGCCGGTTGGCCGCCAGCTCCTCCCAGCTGCGCTTTGCGTCCTGGGTCTCCCGGGATGGCGTATACCCCTTCTCCAGGTCTGCCAGACGATCCTGTGCCGATTGAACACCCAGGCTGGCCCAGGTCTTGCTGCCCGCCACGCCGTCCGGGGTCATGCCCACCCGGCGCTGATAGTCCATCAGGGCTGCCAGGGTCTTTTTCCCGAATCCGCCGTCCACGTCCAGGGAATAGCCCTCCCGATTCAGAGCCTGCTGCAAGCGGCGAACCTCCTGTCCGGAGGAGCCGTACCGTAACATGGGATAGCTTGATGCCATATCGTTCGTCCTTTCTTCTCACGCCGTCCTGCGCCAGACATACACAGCCAGGTACGGCGGCATATTGTTGTGGGCGGCTCCCCCGCCTGCCGAGGCGGACGCGCCCTGATACTCGTTCCTGCGCCCGTCCGCGTCGTACAGCCGGATGGCCGTCACGCCGGTGACGGTAGACTGTCCCGTGAAATCATATCCATGGGTATGGGCGGGCATCTCCGCCTTGGTCAGGGTGTGTTGGGCCTCGCCTCCGGTTTCCCCTGGCGCATAGACGTCCCCCGCCGCCAGCAGAAACCGGTCCTTCACCTGTTCCCAAGTGCCGCCGAACAGCGTCTCCGGACTTATCTCCGATGCGGACAGATATATGCTGCCTACCGGCCACACGGTGTCCAGCAGCCGCTTTCCCCGGAACCAGATGTCCCAATCCGGCGCCAGCTCCACGGCCTTCTGGTGCTCGGCATATTTGCCCACGCCCACCGCCGTGCCCCCCTGGGCCAGATGCACCGCCACCGCCGCCGTGGGGATGGCGTATTCCACCGCCCGCACGGACCCCAGCGCATCCACCGCCGACAGCTCCAGCTCATAGGATGCGGTTTTCAATACACCCTCAATGATCTGCTCCTGCCCGTTTTCCAGGGCGGTATAGCCGCTGTAGCTGCCGCCTACCGGCCGCAGCCGGTATCGCACCGTCACGGTGTTGTGCCCGCCTACCGGTGAGCATGCGCCGGTACACAGCACCTTCACGCAGTCGCCGTCGTCCCGCAGGGTGCCGTCTGCCCCGCACCGGCCCAAGAGCCTGGCTGTCAGCGTGGGGTTGGCATATGGCAGCACCTCCACGGCGCCGCCTTGCGCCGTCGCCCACCGTCCCCGGGAGTCGGTCACCCGTGCCTCCGGGATCAGCGTCCCCGCCTGCTGGATCGTGCCGGTCTGGCCGGTAAAGTCCTCTGCTGTCTGCCCGGCAAACTGCACCCGGCAGGAACGGATGCTGCTGCCCCGGGCTCCCGCCGCCGTCACCTGATAGGCCAGGCGGCTGTATCCCCGGACGCACACACCCCACCCGGCAATGACGGCGTTGTCATTCACCACCTGGGCCGCCAGACTGGCGGTGGGCTTCACCTCTTCCGGCACATACAGCTTTATCGGGCAGGAGCTGGTCCCCACCACGCTGCTGCCGGAATAGGTGGTGGCCGTCAACACACAGTCCCCGGCCACCGCATCGGTGATTTCCTCCGCCAAGGACAGGGGCGGCGTCCATGTCACCCTTGTCTCCCCGGTTTTCCCGCACACCGCGCCATGGGCGCTGCCTATCTGATAGTTGATCTTGTGAGTAAAACCTGCATCCGCCCGCTGCACGGTAATGCTTCCCGTCTGCCCCAGGGTCATGGCCCCGGCCTGGAGGCCGGATGCCCGCGGGATCACCGGCAGCGCCACGGTTTGGGCTACCGACAGCGACGCCGGCGTCCATTGGGAGGTAAAGCCGCTGTACCACGCTGCGGACAAGGCCGCGCTGCCGCTGCCGTCGGAGCGGTGATTCACTGTCACCGAGCCGCTGCCCAGCTTATACCATCCCTTGCTCTCATACCGATACGGCTGATACACGGTTTTCCCCTGCAAAACATACCGGCAGCTGTTGGCCGCCTGGTTGTACGACTCCCCGGTCCCATCGTAGATGTACAGCGTCAGCGCCAGTGCAGACCGGTTATTGGCCGCATCCTGGCTGACGGTATAGTCCAGCCGCAGCTGCCACCCGGTGGCCGATACCGGCCCGTAAATGCTCGCCATCTTACCCTCCGATCCACCGGAAGGCCAGTCCCGAGGCGGTGGTGATCTGCCACTGGCCCAGGGTCACACCCTCCAGTACCGTGATGTTGGTGATGTACAGCCGGTTGTTGGACACATACGCCACCTCGTTGGCATCCTGCCAGAAGGACAGACGCTGGGCGGTGAAGGTGGCCCGGAAGTTGTTCTGGTCCACCACTGTTTCCCCGTCCACGTCCGTCACCGTCAGCCCCTGGCCAACGGCCACTCCGTAAATGGGAATGGAGCCGTTATAGCCCACGATGCCGGTGCGGATATAGCCCTCCGTCTCCGTCTTATACTGTCCAAAGGCGGCGCTGACGGCGTCGGTGTTGGCCTGCAGATCTGAGCAGAAGCTGTAATACTGGGTCAGCGCCTCCGGATTTGCCTCCAGATACGCGCTCAGCCGCTCCACATACGTTCCGAAATCCGACACCGCCACATATTCGCCCTCCAGCCGGGCAGACAGCTGCTCCATCTGCCGCTTCACCAGCCGGGCAGTTTTGACGATCAGGGATTTCAGCTCCTGATAGCCCGTGCTCTCCTTCCGGGCCGTCCCCTGATGAGTCGACGTTCCGCCGCCGGACGCCGCCCCGGTGCCGCCGGATTCCAGCTGCCCCAGGGCAAGATTCAGCTGCTGTGCCATCTGGAACAGATACGCATATTGGGCAACGGCCATCTGCTGGGGACTGCCGTTGGGCGCGGGAGGCATAGAAAGCGTCACGGCCCGTCACTTCCCTTCTCATACACCGCCGACAGGCTGTAGATCCGGCAGCCCCCCTGGCCGGTAAGCCGCAGCCGCAGCTGACGGCACCGCCTGGGCCGCACATGCATGGTGCACGCCCGCAGCCGCCCCACGCCGCAGAGACTTCCGGCAGGCTGCCAGCTGCCGCCTTCGTCATAGCTGACCCAAGCCCGGACAGTGCTGTCCGCCTCCGGCAAAAGCCGCAGGCTCAGCCGCACCAGATACCGGCTCTCCGTCGCATCCAATCCCAGTTCCCCGGTTTCCGCCAGCCACTGCACCGGCCCCTCCCGGTTCTCGCCGGAGCCCTTCATAGCCAGCAGCTGCCCCGCCGCCGTCAGGCAGTACAGGTCGCCGCCCCAGGGCGCAAAGCCCACAGCCTCCACGCCGTCCTCCCGATACCAAAGACCCTGCCGGGTGTCCAGCACCAGCAGGTGCCACGCGTCGTTTTCATCGGCAGCTGAGAGATAATAGGACCCGCCCAGAGCCCCCGCCACGGCGTTGTGATACCGCATCTCTCCCAACGCCTGAGATACATGCACCGGCATGCTGCCGTCAAACACGCACACGCCGCCCTGGCTGTGGTAATACAGCTTTCCGTCCACCACCCGCAGGCTGCCGCTGCTGCCGGACTTCACCCCGGCGCACTGCACCGTCATGATCTGATGGGCGCCGCTGGCGCTGGGATATACCCGTTCCACGCAGTTTTCCTTGAAAAACAACGGATTCCCCAGATAATCCGCCGCTCCGGTGAAGGCCCCGTCGGAGCCGCGGGATGCGGCATAGCTGTCGGTAGACAGTCCGGCATAGCAGTTCCAGTTTTTGAAGTCCCCCAGCTTGCTGGCATAGATGGCATTCACCGCCTGCCCGTTTACGATACCGTATTTGCACCCCCACAGCCGGTTGCCGCTCTCCACTACATAATCCATATCCGGCACGGACCGTTCCACCGTCACCGGATCCGACTGGGACGACAGACTCCGGGGCAGAGCCGTCACCACCACATAATCGTCCTCCACAGACCGCAGCGGAAAGCTGCCGTTGAGAGCCGTCTCCCGGCACCCGCTGACGGCGACGCCGTCTCCGGCGGTAAAGCCAATGCCGATGCCCGCCGCATTCATGCGCACGCACACATCGTCCACCGCCGTCCAGCCGTCCTCGCCGTACTGCCGCAGGGCAGTCTCATCGCCGCCGGTATCCAGCCACAGGCTGCCGGCCTCCGGCTCCTCCGGGGCCTCGTCCGCCGCCAGATACCCGCTGTATACCGTGCCGTCGGGCCGGCACAGGGCGAAGGATACCTCCCCCTCTGTGACACGCTTATTTTCCAGACTGCCGAAATCCGTCAGGTCCTTGGTATTGATGTATGCCTTATCCGGCCAGATCAGCAGCCATGCGCCCATGCTGATCAGCTGCTTCCTCCCCTCCGACAGCACCAGCCCCGCGGCGCTGCCGTTTATATACAGGGTATGCCCGTCTACCCAGATAAGGCCCTCCTTGACGGTAAGTCCGCCGGGACTGACGGCGCTTCCGGCCACGCCCCGCGGGCTGCGCACCGTCAGGGTGGGATACCCGTCGGCGCACAGATTCTCCATCTCCCGGAAGCTGCCCTCCTGCCCCCGGGGCCGTCGGTCCAGTCCCAGAAACCGGCTCACCGTCACCCGGCTCTGCCGTGGGGTGCTCAGCTGCGGAAAATACATGCTCCTCCCTCCTTCAGCACAGGCGCAGGGCCTGGACCTGCCGCCGGGGCAGATGCTCCCTGCACCAATAGTCCCGCAGGGTCATCAGCCCGTTGTTCCACAGAGCCATGGCGTTGTTATACCGCTCCAGCTCCCCGTTGGCATAGTGGATCTGGGCCTCCACATAGTGGCGGTACAGCCCGTCATAGGGCGCCGGCGCCAGCAGCTCCGCCGCGTCTGTCAGCTCCCCGGGCAGCACCGCACCCTGGCCGCCCTCATGAACCCGGACTACCTCCTCCAGCACGAAA